TCTTTTCCAAGTTCTGATAATGCAACCTTGGACATTATTGTGTAATGTTTACGTTGGATATCCTTTTCTTTATCTTCGAAAAACACCTGTAAAACATTTCTTCCGTCAGTATAAGCCTGATTTGCAACTTTGGTTAAAAAAGTGCTCTTACCAACACCTAATGGTGCAATAACCAAAGCAAGTTCGCCTTTTGATATACCGCCACCCATAATTTCATCGATACCTTCTATACCAGTTCTTATTGGGTCTCTGTAATCATCTGATAAAACATTTTCCATGTTATGGAATAATGTAATAGAATCCTCAACATCTTTGAAAATTAAAGCATCTTTAAGAACCTTTTCAATATGATCATAATCGTCTACAACACCACGTTGAATTTTTTTATCGATTTCAGTCATGGCCAATTTTAAATTCTGCATTTTACAGAATTTAACAGCCCAGGATTGAACGTTTTTATTTGTAACCTTACGATCTTCAATCTCCTGAACCGTATCTAACAACTGCGCCTTTAACGCACTTTGTTCCGAAGCAATTTCAATATTAATTTGGGTTCTTAAAGCTGGAAATGTTACTATTGTTTCATGATCCTTATAATATTTTTTTATGATTAAAATGATTTTCTGAAAAGCTTCGACATTGAAATGTCTACCCTCAAGAGAATCAATTATTGTTTCACCAAATTTAGCGTCAACAATAATCTCATTAAAAAGATCCAACTGATAATCGCGGCCTAAATCTGTTATACTAGTCGGTTTATTCATTTACTGCAAGATTGTAAGTTAAATATGTTGTTTCTAAATTTTCGTTTTTCTCTGATAGACATTTTTGAATGCGAGTTATGATATCATAGATATGTTCACGGATATCGATTGTAAATCTAACTTTAACTGGATATATGGTTGCGCTCCACTCACGATAAGCAATTTGCTTATCATCCATTTTAATAACCATTTTAATTTTATCATTAGGATTACTTTGTTCGTAATATGAACCATCCAAAAGCATCATTGCATTTGTATTCATGAAATCTAATGTCTTTGTTTTAATATGTTCCTTAATAAGATACATGTTATCATCAACAGCTTCTTTAAAATTAAGTGAATTAATTGCTCTATAATTAAAACCAATAATGTTAAAGTACCTTTGTACAATTATATTATCGTTCAAATAAAGTGTAAATTCGAATCTTTTTTGTGTTTTTTTGTCAGATCTCTCCATTGCTATGTTCATTTATATTTTTTTATAATAATACTAATAATTTTTTAAAATAACAAGTTAAATATTCTTTGTTGCCTCGAAAAATTTCTTTTCCTTATTGATGATTGTAATGAAACTATTCCAAAAAGTATAAAAAGCATCATCGTTTCTTGGTAAATAATTCAATAATTCATCTTCACGCATCATTGTCATAATAGCTTTAATACCTTCACGACCCTCAGGATCTAGCGGTTCATTAACCATCTCATATATTACACGTTTTAGTTCATCAGTGACATTTGGTTGCTCCAAACTAATTATCTTTTTCATTATACTAAGATAATCATTACCATAAACACCCCACTTTGTTTTACCTTCTTTAATGGTTAATAGTTTTTTGTTATCTGGTGTAACTTGAAGTAATTCATCAACACGTTCACTTATCCATTCTGGTGTTTTAGCCTCTTTTTTAAGCTCTGGGAAGAGTTTTATAACCCCTTCCTCACCAACACCCATAATACCAGAAATGTTGTCTGAGGTGTCTCCAGCGATCATTTTAATTATCGCAACATTTCCATAATGATAACTAAAGTAATTCTGGAAATTTTCTTTATTAATTACCGCTCTTAAATTACTTAAATATACTTTGGTTGTGTCAGATATAAGTTGTAATAAATCCCTGTCGTTGGTAAAAATAAGTATGTTTTCATTTGGTGCATTTTTTGTGTAGTATGCAATACCATCATCAGCCTCGCACCCATCAATCTCACCCTGGCGAATAAAAACCTCTTCAAGATATTGTTTTATCCGAATTCTCTGACGACCTAAATCGTACTTTTCTTCTTCAGTAAATTGACTATTTCTTTCACTTTTATAGTAAGGATAATATGCTTGACGATATGCTTTTGAATTTTCACCTTCCCAGAAAACGACAACCTTAGTTATACCGTATTCTTCGTAAAACTGTCGTATCTTGTTTACAAAGTGAAATATGGTACCAACACGCCCATTTTTTGTTTGGGTGTTTTTGGTACCATGAAATCCTTGTTTTAGTAAACTCTCACCATCGATGAGTAGTGTATTAATCCTCGTCGGAGTAATCAACTTTGGTTTTAACTTCATTCTCTTCTAAATTAAAGTCCATATCGCCTAACTTTCCTGTCCAATAATCTGCTGTAGATTTCTTGTATTCTTCTATTGAAGTTTTATCTGTTTTATCATTTTTTATAAAACCATGTGGTGTTACAATAATATGCGAATCCGCATAACCTAAACCATTAACATGATTTTTATCAACCGTAACCTTAGTTCTGGTTGCAAAGTTTATTTTTCTTCCGTTTTTGGTTGCATCTATTTTAGAAATACCAGCATCAGCTTCATTACCAAAACGAAACACCAATGTAGCACACTGATAGATAGCCTCACCACCTTTAGGTTTCATTTTTGGTTTTCCCATTAATGGATTTTCAGGTAATTTAACCCATGGTAAGTTACAAATAACCAAACCGTTTGTATACTTTGAATTCTCTTTACGTGAGTTATTAATTCGTTGATTAATACCCATGTTAATTTTTTCAGCAAGCACACCAGCTGTATGCATTTTTCCACCCTTTCCTTCCCATGTCATTTTACATGGTACGGAACCAACAGAGTCCCAGAAAAAGCAAATATCAAAAGGTAAAATACCCTTTTCTTGGTCATCTAATATACTGTTTATATAATCAGTTACTTGTTCAATATAATTAAAATCGTCACGATAGAAAAATTGACCTTCCCATTCACCTGTTTTTTCATCCTTTGTACAATCAAGCCCCATTAATTGACAGTGCTCAAAGCTCCACTTTTTTTCGGTTATTAGAAATATGGGTAAAATACCCTTAGATTGGGCATCAACAGCCGCCGCAATTAATGCTGTGGTTTTACCAGTGTTGGTATGACCCAAGAGCATGTTAATATGACCCATAGCTGGCCCTGGCATTCCAGAAGCCTCTTGAAAAGCATCACCACATGATAGAAATACATCTGGTTTATATTTTGTTGTTGTACTGTATTTGGCTTTTAATTCACCAAAGTTAAATTCTTTTTTTTTAGTTGCCATAAATATTTTTGTTTAGAAAAAAAGGACATTATTAGTGTTAATTCTAATAACATCCTTTTTTCATGATTTTATTTTAATTTAGAAAGGTAGATCATCTATTTGAGTTTCTACTTGAAATGCTTCTGGTGATTCTTCAGAAGCACCAGCATCTGAAGATGGTTCACTAAATTCAGCTCTAGCTTGTGGCGCTTGTGAATATTCATCAGCTTTAGCGACAAAAGTTTTATTTTCTTTATCCCAAACAGGTTCTTTACCCTGAGCAACAACACGTAAATAATCAACTGGTTTTTTTCTATAAACATCTTTCCATGTAATAGGGTCATTTAACCAAGTGGTTGCGATTTTTTCGTCAGCGTTCAGTGGTGAAGGATCTTCAACCATAATCTGAGATACTTTGATGTATTTCTTTTTTGTGTCACGAAGCAAGTTCATCATAAGGTCACGGCCCTTACTATCTGGTCTTTGGAAAGCACCAGAACCAGGCGTTTTTTCGTTCATACGCTTCATTAAAGGTTGGATTTTATCCATTGCGCCAGAACCATCACCTACTTTAGGGAATCTCCAAAATTTAACACCTTCGTGTTCTTTGGCACGGTCAATTACTTTGACAATGTAGAATTCGCGAGATTTGTAGCTACTTGCGGCCTTTTTGCTATCTTCATCCCCAGCTGAGATTAAGATTTTGTGCATGTCGTTTAATGGTGATTCTTCACCATCTTGTGCTGGATCGTAAAGTTTAGCCCATTTCGAACCAACTTTAAGGTTGTGGAATTTAACAACTTCATACCAATCACCTTTTTCATTTATAGGCAAAATTCTGATTGTTGCTTCACCTGTGTTAACCCCATCAGGTAATGTTAATGTAAAATACTTTGTTAAATCGACCTCTTTTTTCTCATAATTTGAGGTCACTTTTGATTGTTCGTAGTCGGCCAGTGTGTTTTTTACGGCGTCGTCCCAGTTAATGTTGTTGTAATTCATAATAGTAATAAGTGTATTAAAAAATTTAATTATACAACAATATTACTAAATAAAAACAATAAAGTCAAGGGTTTTTGGATTAATTTCCAAATATTTCTTTCTTGGTTTTGGAACCAATTACTAAAACACCAGCCGATAAAGCATCAACTGTAAGTGTATTAATTGAAATTCTACTACTTTCAAATCCGCCAGGTAATTCATATAGAATACCATTAATATATATGGTGCTAACCTCATCCATATTATCTAAAACAATAAATGTGTTAAATGCGTAATTAAAACGATCTATGTCACTAAGTGCATTTATATCTAAAGGGTCGGCGTTTGTTACTAATTTAATAACCAAATCTGTTTGTGTCATATTAATTACCAAAAATTTCTTTTCTTGTTTTAGAACCTATCAAAATAACGCCAGGTACAGCGGCGCCAGTACCTGATGTGGAGTTAACCACCACGCTGGTTATCATAAATCTATTTAATATGAATCCCCCAGCTAAATCAAAAGTAACACCATTTACGGTTACATTAACAACGCCATTGGTTGATCCCATGGTAATTAACGTATCAAATGTATAGCTATTTTTAGTATCACCAGAATATGTTGTATTAACATTAACACTTTCACCTACCGCTACTTTTTTAATTACTGTTTCAGATTGTATCATTTTTTAGAATTGTTTAAAAGGGTTATCTACTGGTACGTTAAAACTATCTTTAACATTACTATCATTATAATCGCTCATAATATTCTGAAACATTGACATTTTTGAGTTCTTTTCCAAATCTGTTTGTGTTTTTGCACCTAAGCCACTATTATAATCATCAACACTAACATTAAAAGGATATGAGTCTTTAGCTAAAGCATTACGTCTTTCTTGTTCGGTTGGCGGTCTCATTAATTCAACTTGTTGAGATAACTCACCCATTTTAGTTATCAGACTATCCATTTTATTAACGTTATTAGATAGTTGTTCAACTTGCTGCATTAAACTACTAATTTGTTGCATACCGCTTTCAAACGAAGTAACTTTAGCCATAATTTCCTTAGTATCATTAACCAGCTCTGTTATGTCTATTTCTACGGTTTCATCACCACCCATCTCGCCTGTTGGTGGCATGGTATCATCAGCTGGAGGCATTGCATCGTCAGCAGGTGGCATAGTATCACCCGTTGGTGGAGTAGCATTATCTACAGGTGGCATGGTATCATCAGCTGGAGGTATTGCATCATCAGCAGGTGGCATAGCGTCATCCGTTGGCATAGTAGAATTATCTACGGGTGGCGGTGTATCATTAACTGGTTGGTTTTTACCAGGTTCATCAGCCTCATTATAAAAATGATAACCTTCTTTGATATCTAGTTTGTTTTGATATGCTGAAATATCTTTAAAACGCTTAAGTTCAGCCTCCAATAAAAGTTCTAATTTTTTGTTCATTTTATAAATTTTTTACCGAGTGGCTTATTGGTCTTTCTTCTCTTAGAAGTTCACGACCATCTTCTAATACTAATTTTTTTTCAATTATTGTTCTTTCAATTAAACCGTCTTTTACTTTAAT